AGCGGTCGGCGAGTTCCTTGTAGAGTGCGCCGTCTGCGTACAGTAAAACGAGTTCGCGCTCGTGTGAAGTGAGCGGCGAATGTGCGAGAAACGCGGCGAAGTCGTCGCGCGAGCTGGTGTAAATAAGCCGGGTAATAAATGCCACGGCGGGCGTTTTGTGTCCTCTCATATTGTCATTATCGGCGCGGCGTGATAATTTTAGCATGAGGTCGCAAAATGAAAAAATACGCTTTTATTCTGTTTTGTTTACTTTTCGCGCTGGTGTCCTGCGCAAGTGATAACGTGGAGCCGGAGCCGGTTAAAAAGCCCGTAGCCGAGATCTCAATAAATATAAACGGCTCGGCCGTCGTTGTGGCTTGCTCGTATATCGGCGACGATTGGCTATTTATAAAGGGCGTAGAGTTCCGTAACGCCAGCGGCGACACTAAGCGCGTGATGTTTAAGCAGCCGCGCCGCCGCGTACTTTCGGGCGGTAAAGTGTCGGAGTTTGCGACGTTCTCCGTAGCATACGGCGACGAATTCCTCGCGTGGTGTGGTGAGGAAGTCGAGGCGCGGGCGCTGGCAGATTGGCCGCAAGATTTCGGGGCGGTGGCAATCAAATATTAAATCCATATAGCGGAGTGTGTATTACTTGGTAGCGTATCGGTTGAGTTTCTTAAATAATAAACATAGCCCGTACCATTTGGTAATAATTGTATTTGTTTTACTGTATCGACAAACGCTGCGTTATCCGCTATACGTAATTTAACCGACGCCGTACCTACACCATATAATATAACGCCGCTTATGCTGTTTCCACTCCATATTATTTCGCAAGCTGTAATACAGTATTGCATATAATAATTATTTCCCGAGCTGTCGGAGTTAATATAATATATATAACCCGCCGCTGTAAAAGTATTTTTTCCTGCTGCGTATTTTTTGTAATTTTGTAATATACTGAATAATGAATTAATAAGCCCGCTAAGACTGTCGCCGCCTGCCATGTTAGCTAATCTCAATCCTTGCTCAGCGTACAATTCTCTAGTAGTTGCACGTGTAAATACTCCGTCTACAAAGTTTGCCCTGCCTGCGTGGTCAATAGCCCAGCCGGCCGAGCCGTAGGCGGTAATATTTCCGTTACTGTCTATTGTGCCGTTAAAGTTGTTTGAGTGTAAAATGCCTTTATCTTTTACTGTTATATTTGTCGCGAGAATGTTTTCAACGTCGATTAATGCGGCTTTAATTTTACTTGCATTGTTAATAATTGTTTCACCGTCTATTTTAACATTTTCTGCATTAATGCTAATTTGTGTTGCGGTAAGGTCTATCTGGCTTGCAATAAGTCCGGCGGCCACGGCGTCGTCCCACAATGCTTTTACGGCTGCGTTGCTGGTGTTGCCCTTTATTCCGTAGTATTCCGTATCCTCTACGAGCGCGTAAACGGCGTTTACTTTTTCCTCGGTCGAGGCTGCTATAAGCTGCGCGCGTTTTGTGGCGTCTATCATTATCGGCAGATTTAAAGACAAACTCATTTGTCCGCTGGCGCCGCCGCCCTCTACGAGCGCCGTTACGGCTCCGGCTTGTATGTCGATAAGGCCGACGAGTTCGCGCTCCATGTCCTGCACTTGCAAGAGGATTTCGTCCTCGGTTATGGATATACTAGCCGATTGTTTGCGCGCGTCGTCGTCCATGCGTGATACAATTTCCTCGAGTGTGTCCTCTACCGGGCGCACGTTGTAAATATTGGTAAAGCGGTAGCCGTTTTGGATTGTATCTACGGCAGCCTGCACGGCGTCCGTATCTACTGCCACGATTGCCGCGTCGAGTTCGTCGTGTGTTACGGCGTCCGGCGGGATCGTGCCAGCACTTGGTACGGGCGTATTATTTACAAGCGACTTGTATGCTGGGATTGTGCCCGGGTCGTAAATTGCCTCGTTGTATTCCTGCAAATCGAGATTAAAGCCGCCGTCGGTACGTGCAACGCGGGTTATAATATACTCGCGCGCTATTTTCGAGAATTCGCCGTCCTCGTCGAGTTCTCCGAACGAGGCAATATTGCCGGCCTCGGGCTGTATTGTTTCGCTTGCTGCGTATGTGTCGAGCACTTCCAGCTCGCGGGTTGTGCCGGTGCCGTCTACTCTCAACGCCAGCGGAGCCGCGCCGTTTGCGTTTACGGTATTAATAACAATACCATAGAGTTTGAGCGGGTCTGTAAATGTAACGGTTTGTTTAAGCGTAATTTTTTTCAAGAGGCCGTATTGATACGTAACGCTCTCAATTATTGTATCCTGCGCGTCGCGGTTAATGCTCGGGTCTTGTATTTCGATTTTTGCGTATGGTGTGAAGTACACGCCCTCGGCGCCGATTTTGAGAGAAGTAGTAACAGGCCGCAATTCGTCAATAGCCATGAGGCGGCGGGCGTATTTTACTATTTGCGACTGTCTTGTAATTCCGGGCGCGTCGATTTCCTTAATAATTGAGTTTTCATCAATCGTTACCGGCTGCCCGTTTTCAAGTCGTGTTACGGTGTAAGAGTTTTCCTTGTATATATCGTTTGTGCTGTCTATAAACTTCACGCGCAGCGCGTCTACACGGCGCGAGAATGTTTTTTTATTTGTGAGGCTAATTATATTTTGCGGGTTATATACCGCTATTGCGTTTTCCTGCGCTTGGTCGATTGCTACGGAGCGGCGGCCGTAAATATCTTTATAAAACGCTACGCCGCACGCGTCCGCAATCTTTTGTAATTCTGTGTCTTTTTTCTGTCCTTGCGCGATTATATCGTCAAAATATAAATCATTGTTTGCGCAATACTCGTAAAACGCGCCGAACGAGTCGAGGTCGATTTCCGAGTCGGCGTAACGGCTCGCCGGGTGTACGTCGCTTGTGAGGATTTCGAGCGCGATTGCTGCGGGGTTACGTGTCGGGCTCTTTCCCTCGCTCCATGCGCTGCCGTTCCATGTGCGCGCGGTGCTGGTGGCTACAAAGTTAATTTGCGACATTTTGCTCTCGTTGTTTGCGGTCGCAACGAGTTTCATACCTATAACGCAAGAGAATACGCGCTCGCGTGCCTCTACGTTTAAGCAAGGCACAAGCCCAGCCGCGCCCGAGTCGTTGAGTACGCCGGCTGGTGAGGAAGATTTTAGCGGGTCATATATTTTAGACTGATAAAAATACACGTAACAATCTGCGCGTAATTTGTCGTTCTCCTCTACGTCGCGGGTTACACGTAATAAAATATTGCTTTGTCCGTTGCGCGCGAGTGTCTGATAATTGGCGTATGTAAACGTATGGCTTGCTACATAGCGCAGCGATTTAGTAGTGTTTAATGTGAAAATGTTTGAGCCTCTGTTAAATGTAAACGTACCCCATGTCAACCCGCCGTCTAATGAGTATTGCGGTGTTATAGTTGCCGTTCCTGCCTCTTTGTCGTTATCGTCATTATATTTATAAAGGCCATAAGGAAAGTTAATACAAACCTCAATATCGAGCGCGTTAGAGTCAAGTGTTATTACGAGGTATTCGTCGTCGCCCGATTGTACCTTGTAATTAGCCGGTATTTCGCGATTTACTACGTTACTATTAATTTTATTGTTTAAAGGCGTAAGCGTACTAAACGCGTTGCCGTCCTGTCGTATTTCAATTTGTCCGTTTGCGAATAAGCCCTCACTAATCGAGTATACGCCGTTTTGTGGTGTGCTGCCGCTGAATGTTTTAATTACGGTGTCGCCAATGCCGAGTTTAGAAAAAACAATATCTTTAAAACCGCCCTCGAGAATGTTGTATACTTCCTGTGTGTCGCCGTATGTTCCGCTAATTTTATAATACGGTTTAGAGAATAAGTACGGAGTTAAAAAATTACGGCCGCAGAAATAAGGCTGCGACTTTCCGGTCGCAAGCTGGTTAGTAGCGCCGCGTAAAAATGGCCGGTTATCAATTCCGGGGCTATTGGTAAGTTTCTTTATTTTCTCGAGTTCTCTTTCTGCCTCGGCTGCTTTTTCTTTTGCGTCCTTGTTTATTTGGTACGGCTGAATTAAAAAGCCGAACGGTACAAAGAAAGTTGCTACCCACCACGGCGTCTCGCGTAAATCGCCCGGGATCTCGCGCAGCGTTACGACGTCGTCGTCTTTTATAATAGTGTCGGGCTCTGCAATTTTGCCGTTAATAATGAGCACGGCGTTTTCAAAGTTTACGCCCGGGAAGTTACGGCGGGCGCTGCGTCCTGCCTCTATGTCTACAAGTTCCGCGTTATTCTTTAATGACTTAATTAGATTTGCTTTCATTGTTTATAACCTCATAAAATCGAATTGGATTTAGGGCGCGTATGTGCGTAACGCGTGCGCCTCGCTCGGTGATGTGGAGCGCGAGCGAATTACTCACCATATAGGCCACGTGCAAGTTTTCGCCCGTCCTGCACTCTGCAACGGCGCCAGCTTTCGGCGCTTTAATTTCCCTTATGTTGTTATAGTCATTTATGTAGCGCAGCTCCTCGCCGACGGGTAAGTGTTCGTATTTTATAAATGGGTCTATTAATGAAGTTCCCGCGCGCCTGCAACATTCCAGCACTAAGCCGTAGCAATCGTATCCGCCGTCGCCTCTGCCGTGTGGTTTATATGGCGCCGTGAGTAAATCGTCGTATTTAATCATACGGCGCCGCGGTTGTTATAGCTGTTATATATGAGCGCCGGAAACGTCATATTGCCGCGGTCGTCGCCGTTTAATTTTATCTCGAATTGTACGCCGTCCCATGTGGCCTCGCCGTAGTTATGGCGGTATGTTTCAAGCTGTACGACTTCGCCGCCGTTGTATACGCCGATAAGGTCGCAGTTAAACACGCGGTTTCGGTTGATGTAGTTTAATAACTCGGGTTTATCGAAAATATCGCACGCGAGCGTAGCGTCGCCGTTTGTGCTTGGTGTGTAGTCGAATGAGGCAGCGGCGAACGTGTGGCCGCCGTATGTGAGGTTTACGTTATCATTAATCAAATAGAGGTGTGTTTCGTCGTCGTAGATGTGGAGTAAAAACGGCAGATTAAAAAGTCCGCCCTCGGTGAGTTCCTTAAATACGCCCATTGTTAGCACTCCTCGAGCGTGAGCGCGATTTCCTTGTAACGCTGCCCGCTCCAATTTCCGGCAAGTACGTAGTAGTCCTTTGTGCCGGTTTTCGCCTCTATGTCGGTGAGTGTAACGGGTACGGAGCCCGAGCCGGCGGTCGTTTCGTACCAATCCAAAAAGCGCGTAAACTCGGTTTTTCCGTTGGTGTCCTTTACGCTGTCCTCGAGGCGCAATAATACCGAATGTGTTATTTTTTGCGCGGTGTTGATTTTACGATAAATTACGCGCCCGCTCTTGTATTTAGTCGCCTCGCGGTTTTCGACTGCCGAGCCGTCGAGGCCGTAAAAATCATTATTAACATTACTTGCCCATGTTGCCATATTGTGCCCCCTTTACATTCCGTAAAAACTACC